GAACTAAATTTACATTTATTTCATTATAAATACTATAATAAGCCATCCTATGGTACAAACTGTTGGCGATGGAATTAATTATAGAAGTGAGTGCATGTCCTGATGGATTAGATCCATAAAATTGGACTAAATCACCATTAAAATCAACCAATGGAAAAGCTGTATCTTTCTTTATTCCTTCAAGAACCATGATATCATCTTCATCATAATTTCCACTCTTCTTGCATAATCTGATCAAAATATCAAAAGCTGCTGAAATGAAATGTGGAGACATACGCTTATCAAATGCTTTATAATCCCCAGCAATAATACGATCTTCACCAAATTTTGTTATATATTCATACATCTGATGCCACTCATATGATTGAGCAACTGTTCCTGGCGCAGCCTCAAAAATTATTCGATTGTTTTGGATCAACCTGATAGAAGATAGTAAATATTTTCTAACAACAATTGTCCAATCAAATGGGGCACCTGTAAAAACTCGTGTTTTCTTAGCTTTAATCTTTTTGAATGAAACTGGTTCATCCTTAAGATGTGCACAGAAATTTGGATAAGCACGTTCTCCTTTTTTATATGTTGAAACTATCTGCATAGCTCGATCCATAATCTCATCGGAAACTTCAACAGGATGTTGCATTCCATACATTTCTGGGATTGCTGACATGAATTTCTTCTTAGAACATTTCCATGGATTTCCTGCAGAAGTAGTCCTATTAATTTTATCAACATATGCAACCCCATCTGCTCCGTTGATAGCCGTAAAATCATCGTATATATGCAATTCATTTAAATCTTTGGAAGATAAACCTCCAATAATATCATCATAAAAAGAATTTACACAATCTTTCAAGACATCCCCATTAATATCCACTACAGGATGTATCATATCCTGAGCAGCAATTCGCCAAGGTTCCCATCCTTTCATTACAGGTGGTCCAAATTTAATTTTATAACCTGATTTACTTAAAATAGGTGCCAAAGGAGTTAATTCAACCCTAGATTTTCCAGCTCTACGAAAGCCTGTAAAGCTTCCATAAACAGCTGCGGAACCACTATCAAAATATCTAAAAATAGATTTATGAGAA